GTTGTAGATATACCATGCGGAGATTTTAATTGGATGAAAGAGATTGTATTTAATTTTGATTCTTATATTGGTGGAGATATAGTAAAAGAATGCGTAGATACAAATAATGAACAATATTCCAATAAAAGAATAAAATTTATAGAATTTGATTTGTTAAATGACGCTATTCCTGATGGAGATCTTTTAATCGTTAGAGATGTTATAGGACATTTTCCAATAGAAGATGGTAAAAAAATAGTTGATAATATACTTAAATCAAATTGTAAATATCTATTTAGTACTACATGGGCTAAAAAAACAGAAAATGGTTGGGGTAAATGTAATAAAATAGAAGTAGATAGGCAAAATGAGGGAGTAGAGTACGGAAGATTTTATCCAGTAAATTTAATGGATGAACCGTTTAATTTTCCAGAAGCAGACATTTACTTAGAAGAAGATGTACGAGTAGATAATTTTGAAAATGGAAATAGAAAAGTATTAGCTTTATGGGATCTACAGAGAGTAAAAAATTATTTAAATAATAAATCTATTGAACCCATAGTTACAAAAAAACCAAAATCTGATTTAACGGTTGTTACAGGCTTATGGAATATAAATAGAACAGGAAGATCTTTTGATCATTATATAGATCATCTAAATAAAATTTTAGATGTCTCTCAAAATTTATTTATTTTTATAGAAAAACAATACGAACATCTTATTTGGAAAAAAAGATCTCCAATAAATACGTTTGTAAAAGTATACGAATTAGACGATGTTAAAAATTTATATTCTCCATTTTGGAATAAAACTCAAGAAATTAGAAATGATCCAGAATGGTACAATTCAACTGGAGAATCTGGATGGTTAAAAAATAGTCCTCAAGCGTCTTTAGAATGGTATAATCCAATAGTGATGTCTAAAATGTTTATGTTACACGATGTGAGTATATGGAATCCATTTGATACTAATTACTTTATGTGGTTAGACGCGGGTATTACTAATACAGTGTACGAAAAATATTTTACGGAGCACGACGTGTTAAATAAAATAACAGATCATATTGATCCGTTTTTATTTTTATCTTATCCTTATGAAGCTGTAGATGAAATTCATGGGTTTAAATTCGAAGCAATAAATAAGTACGCTAATAAAAAAGTTGAATACGTTTGTAGAGGCGGATTATTTGGAGGAACAAAAGAGGCTATACATCAAGCTAATGCTGAATATTATACATTACTTGATACTACACTATCTCAAGGATTAATGGGAACTGAAGAAAGTATATTTGCTATTATGGCTCATTTAAATCCAAATTTATATAGAAGATATGAATTGGATGGAAACGGATTAATAATAAAATTTGTTCAAGCTTTAAATGATAATCAAATACAATTATCAAAACCTATAGAAGAAAATCACTATGCTCCTAAAAAACATATAAATGTAAATAAATTAAAATTATCTGTTTATATGTTAACTTTTAATTTTCCTCATCAAGTAGAGCACACAATTCAAACTTGGTTAAAACACAATAATTGGTTAACTAATACTAGAAATATTTTAATAGATAATTCAACTAACGAAGAAGCTAGAATAAAAAATAAAGAACTCTGTGATAAGTATAATTTTAAACATATTATTACGAATGAAAATACTGGTATAAACGGAGGAAGATTAAGAGCTGCAAAACATTTTCAAGAATCGGATAGCGACTACTATTTATTCTTAGAAGACGATATGGGAATTCATGAACCTATCGATGGATTTTGTAGAAACGGATTTAAAACTTACATTCCAAATTTATATGATAAAGTTTTAAAAATTCTTCATGGATCGGACATTGATTTTTTAAAACTGTCCTATACTGAAGTATACATGGATAATAATATTCAAGTGTCTTGGTATAATGTTCCTCAAAGCGTCAGATCAGAATGTTGGCCAAATTACGATAAATTACCTGTTACTGGATTAGATCCAAATTCTCCAAGAACTCAATTTAATAAAATAGAAGTAATAGACGGTCTTAGTTATATAACAGGGGAAATATATTACGCAAATTGGCCAACTATTACTGGTAAAAAAGGAAATCAAAAAATGTTTTTAGACGTTGAGTGGGCTCATCCTTATGAACAAACCTGGATGAGTTATATATTTCAAGAAACAAGAAAGGGTAACATTAAACCCGCAGTATTATTAGCAAGTCCAATAAATCACAATAGAATCGCCCACTATTCCCCAGAAGATAGAAGAGAGAATTAGTATTTTTAAATTTTTTACAATATTTATATACATACAAACAAAAATAAAAATTAGTCTATGTCAGAAGTAAAAAAAATTACAGACGAAGAATTTGCAAAATTAAATCTTTTAAAACAGGACGCTATAGAAATAGCATCAGCGTTGGGAGAATTAAACTATCAAAAAATAATTTTAGAATTTCAAATTGAGGATTTAACAAATAAAATTAAAGAAATTCGTTCTAGAGAATCGAATCTATTTCAGGAATTACAATCCAAATATGGAAACGTTTCCATAAATATTAATAATGGAGAATTTTAATAAGGTGTTTTGATCAATAGGTCTATATTTATTAGTAGCTAAAAAAATATCATAAATGGCCGAAACACTCATTAGCCCAGGAGTTTTCTTAAATGAAAACAACCAAACCCAAATAACAGCAGGTCCAATAGCGGCCGGCGCTGCTTTAATTGGACCAACCGTATTGGGACCGGTGAATATTCCAACTGTAGTAACTACTTATTCTCAATACAAGCAATTGTATGGTTCTACCTTCGTTTCTGGAGGTATTACTTTAGAATATTTAACTAGCGTTGCAGCATTAAACTACTTTAACCAAGGCGGTACTTCTTTATTAGTAACAAGAGTAGCTTCAGGTTCTTATACGGTAGCTACAGCAAGCATTGCAGCATTAAATGGAACAACAGCTATTCAATTGAATACACTTTCAGTTGGAACAATAATGAATAATGCTACTGGTTCAACTATTAATGGTGCATTACCTTCTGGTTCAACTGCTAATGTTAGATGGGAAATTGTTGGATATAATACTGGATCAGGTAATTTTACTTTAAATATTAGAAGAGGAGATGATTATGAAACTAATAAAAATATATTAGAAAGCTGGTCAAACTTATCTTTAGATCCAAACCAAACTAATTATATATCATATGTAATTGGAGATCAATATCAAACATTAACTCAGGATGCAAGCACTGGAGCTTATTATTTACAAACTACTGGTAGCTATGCTAATAAGTCCAAATACGTATATGTATCATCAGTTAATACTACTCCTAACTACCTTAACCAGTTAGGTCAACCTCAAACACAATATACAGCGTCATTGCCTAACTCAGGATCTGGTTCTTTAAATGGTGGATTTGGTAGTGCAACTGGACCTTTTTGGGGATCTTATGGATTAGCACCGTTAAACATGTTTGAAAATAATCCAACTATAACAGCTGTTTACTCTAATCCAGTAACAAATATCCAAGGAATTTATGGACCTGATTATGATACAGCAATTAGTTTATTAGGTAACCAAGATCAATATGACTTTAATATTATATATGCACCAGGTTTAACTAATCAAAATGCACCTATTGAAATTACTAACTTACTTAACTTATCAAGTACAAGAGGTGATAGTATTTCTGTAGTAGATTTAGTTGGATATAATCAGAATATAGGAACTGTAACAAGCGCAGCTACTAGTTTTGATAATTCATACGGAGCTACTTATTGGCCATGGATTCAAATTAAATCTTCTGAAACTGGAAGAATGAATTTTGTTCCACCATCAGTATTAGTTCCAGCAGTATATGAATACAATGATAAGATTGCTGCAGAATGGTGGGCACCAGCAGGTTTAAATAGAGGTGGATTATCTACTGCATTACAACCTGAAAGAAGATTATCTATCACAGATAGAAATAACTTATACGCTGCGAAAGTTAATCCAATTGCTACTTTTACTGGAGTAGGTACAGTTATCTATGGTCAAAAAACATTAGCAGCTAAAGCCTCTGCTTTAGATAGAGTAAATGTTAGAAGACTATTGATTTCTCTTAAGAGATATATTAGACAAATTGGTCAGAATTTAGTGTTCGAACCAAATACTCAAGTTACTTGGAATAAATTCTTAAATCAAGTTAATCCTTATTTAGAATCTGTACAACAAAGACAAGGTCTTTATGCATTCCAAGTAATTATGGATAGTACTAATAATACACCTGATCAAATAGATAGAAACATTTTAGTTGGTAGTATTTATTTACAACCTACAAGAGTGGCTGAATTTATTCAATTAGACTTTAACATATTACCAACCGGTGCAACTTTCGCACAATAATAAAAATAATAAATGAAAAATAGTACATTAGTTAGAATCAAAGTACCAAAAGCTTTATACGAATCAGCTCTTAAAAAAGCTTTGATGGAAGCAAAAGAACCAATCGGAGGTCATAAAGGAAAAAAATATTCCAAAGAAGATGATTATGACAAACCCGCTAAAAAAGTAAATCCTAAAGCTGGTCATAAAAAAACTGAACCAGCTGCTAAAAAGAAAAATAGCAAAGTTCATGGAGATACTTATACAGAAAAAGCACCAGTTAAAAAGAGCGAAATGAAAATGACCTCTAATAGTCCTTTAGCTGAATCAAAGAAAAGGAAAATTAAAGAATCTGATGAATTTGGTAGCTCATTTCCTCAACCAAATAGTTCTAATACAGGAGGTTCTAGATCAGCAACTTTATATCCAAATAGAAAACCTGAAAAAGATACAAATAGATTAGCTGAAAAGAAAAAAATTAAAGAAAGTTTAGCTGCTGGAGATTGGGGAATTGCGGCTGGTGCATTGGCCACTTTTTTAGGACTTTCTACTATGATTGTAAAAAACATGTTTAAATACATGAAAGATAATAATCTTAAGGGCATGAAAGGTTTCATCGAAGCATACAATGCTGTAGGCAAAAGTGTTACTGGACAAGTTAATCAATCTAAAGGATATCAAAACGAAGGTAAGAAAAAAAAGGTTGAAGAGAAGAAGAAATATAATTTAAAAGAATTAGCAGCTCATGATGCTTTAGAAAGTGGAGAGTATATAGAGGTGAAAAAAGGCACAAAAGTTCCTGTAGGTAATTCTGTAATTAGAAAAGACGGAAATTTATTTTTAAATGTTCTTAAAATAATGGGAGATCCATTTAATCCTGAGACTACTTATCTACTTCAATACGATATGGATGGCGAAAAAGAAAAAGTTAAAAGGAAAGATTTAGAAAAGTATTATATAGTTGAAAAATAAATTCAAAACGAAAGTAAGAAAAAAAAGGTTGAAGAGAAGAAGAAATACTAATAACAAGATATTTATACAAAATAACGACAAATGCCAATTTTAGATCCATCAGAAATCATGTTTACGAGCTTTGAACCAATTGTTCAAAATCGCTTCGTATTCTATTTAGACGGTGTACCTTCATATTTGATCAAAAAAGCTGATGCTCCCGGTGTAACATTGGGTGAAATCAAAATTGAACACATTAACGTCTACCGTAAGTTAAAAGGCAAAGCAGAATGGAAAGACATTGCTTTGGAGTTATATAGTCCAATTTCTCCATCAGGCCAACAAGCTGTAATGGAATGGGTTAGATTACATCACGAATCTGTAACAGGACGCGATGGTTATTCTGACTTCTATAAAAAAGATTGTAGCTTATCAATTTTAGGTCCAGTTGGAGATATAGTTTCTGAGTGGATTATTAAAGGGGCTTTCATTAAAGAAACTGGCTTTGGTACATTTGATTGGGCTACCGCAGATCCTACTATGATAACTTTATCACTCGGAATGGATTTTTGCGAGTTGAATTATTGAGCTAAATTACTAGAATATTCACTGAACTTAATTTTTAATTTCATAAAACCTCCTATATTTATTATAAAGGAGGTTTTTTTATGCTTACAAGTTATTTCAAAATTATTAGACAAGCTATCAAAGAAGATAGATCAAAAGATGATGACACATATTACGAAGCTCATCATATAGTACCCAAGTCATTCGGCAAAAAGAGTTCAACAGTATTGCTCACAGCGGATGAACATTACAGAGTTCACAAAATACTAGTGGAGTGCTTTAAAGATCACTCATTATACGCTTATAAAGTATATTGGGCTTTCCATAGAATGTCATATGATGGTTCAAAGACTTTAACAGAACAAGAGTACAAAGAAGCTAGAGAAATTCTTATGCCCTTGTGGAAAAGGACTAAATCAGAGTCGCACAGAAAAAATATTGGTATTTCTCACAAAGGTAGAAAACAAATTATTAATCCAATTAATGGAGAATTTAAGTTAGTAGATCTTCTAGAGCTAGAAGACTATTTAAGTTTAGGTTGGATTAATAGTAATAGAAGTGTAGGGACAAAAAGATCAGACGCCTCTAAAAAACTTATATCTGAGAAAGCTATACAATGTAAGATAGGAAAAATAGGAGAAGAATCAAGAGCGAGTAAAGGAATAGTTATATGTGAGAATATAGAAACAGGAGACAAAATAGAAGCGGGATCTGCTCTTCAAATGTCTAAAAAATTAGGCAATATCCATTATTCAGTTATACACGAAGCTTTAAATGGATCTAACTACGCTAATTATAAACCTAGATCTAAACGCAGCAAATACTATAATTTCCTTCAGACCCATAAAATATACTATAAATAAAAAAATTGTATTTGTATATTTATAATAAACAAAACAATTTATGTCCGAATCAAAATTTATGGTGCCTACTGAAATGGTAGACTTGCCAACAAAAGGATTATTATATCCTTCAACCAATCCGTTAGCATCAGGAAGTGTAGAAATTAAATACATGACAGCTAAGGAAGAAGATATATTGACCAATGCGAACCTGTTACGTCAGGGCTTAGCTATTGAGAAGATGCTTAAGTCTGTTATTAAATCTCCAATCACTTACGAGGATCTCATTATGGGAGACAGAAACGCTATCCTAATAGCTACAAGAATCATCGGTTACGGTAAAGATTATCTTTTAGAAGTAACAAATCCAAACACAGGAGAACTAGAAAAAGTAAACGCCGATCTACAAACATTAAAATATAAGGAAATTGATTTTTCTGTATTTAATAATGGCGAAGTTACTTACGAATTACCTTACACTAAAAATACGGTAACTTTTAAAATGTTAACTATAGCTGATGATAAAAGAATTGATGAAGATTTCAAATCCATTAAAAAAGTATTGGGCTATGAACCAGGAGCAAGTGAAAGATTAAAATATCAAATCACTTCAATAAATGGGGATAGAGCTCACAAAACAATTGTTGATTTTATCGATTCAGGTGCTTTATTAGCAAGAGACGCTAATCCCTTAAGAAGATACATAGCATCAGTTACTCCAGACGTAGATATGACAACTACGGTTACATTAAAGGATGGTACTCAATTAGAAGTCGATGTACCTATGACAGCAGAGTTCTTTTTTCCCGGATTTGGTTCTTAATTAATCTAAGGAATATGGAAAAAATTAAACATTGTCCGTTATTCCCAGGCCCAGAATATAGACGAGTTTTTATGAATGAAGTCTTCGAACTTACTTATCATGGGGGAGGAGGCTTCAGTTACTCAGAGGTGTGGAATATGCCGGTTTCACACCGTCGTTATAATCTAAAAAAGATTAACGAATACCTTGACAAAGTCGAGGAAATGAGAGAACGCGATAAAAAGTTGACGAATAAATCTGATCTAACGGAAGTTAAAATACCTGAACACGTGAATAAAGCTTCACAGAAAGAGCCCACGTACGTATCTAAGATCAAAAAATAATGGTTGATATTTATATCTAAGAAAATAACTTTAGATGGCAGACACTACTCCAAATGAACAATCAGGACAACCTGAATTTAATATTTCAGAAGCTAAAGTTCTTAAGACTCTTCTTAAAGACATAGCTAAAGATGGGGGATATTATAAAGATAGTTTAAAAGAATCTGTAAAAGAGTTAGATAAAGTACTAAAAAACTATTCTAAAATAGGAGCAAAATTATCTGCTATTAATGAGTCAGCTATCAATATAAAAGATTTAGAAAAAGAGATCAAATCTACTACTGAGAAAAGATGGGAAAATGATAAAAAATTATTATCATTAAGCGATAATTTAAAAACCTCAGAAAAAAAACAAGCTGAATCTTATTTAAAAAACATATCTGATAGAGCAATTGCTGAAGCAGCTTTTAATCAAGCTAGAATTAAAGATGATTTTTCTTTAATGGAATCTTTAAATAAAGCTATAAATAGATATGATAAAGTTATTGCAAAAAAAGAGGACATGATGTCCATCGACCAATTAGAATATGCGCAAGCTAAAAAAACTCAAGAGACATATGATGAGACTCAAAAAAGATTATTGACTCAAAAAGTCATAGAAAAAGACATAGCGAATCAAATTGGTCTTTCTGGTGGAGCTGTTATGAAATTAGCTAAGAATTTTGGTATTGGAGAACAGGCTGCAGAAGCTATGGTCAAAAAAGCCAGAGATCTAAATAAAGAAGGTAAAAAAATATCATTAGCTGATAAATTTAAAGTTCTTAAAGATGTAGGAAAAGATGCTATTAAAAAAACTTGGGAAGATCCTTTAGGAAGAGCAGCTATAGTTGGTGCAGGATTGGGTCTTGCTTTTAAAGGAATTGGAAAAGCTGGGAATCTTGTAGGTTCAACTATAGGAAATGCAGGAAAAGCTATGGGTGGATTAAACGAAAATTCTACAGGTGTAGTATCTAATTTGACAAGTGGATTTTCTGGAATGTTAAAATCTCTTCCTTTAGTAGGTGGATTAGTAGGAGGGATTGTAGACGGACTTTCGGGAGTCGCTGATTTATTATTGGGTGTTAATGATCAAATAATTAAAGCAGGAAGAAATTTAGGTCTAAGTAGGGGTGAGGCAGAAAAAATGGCCAATCACTTCCAAGACGTATCGTTTAGAAATAACGATATATACGTTACTTCTAAGAAATTAATGGACACTCAAGTTTCTTTGGGCGCTCAATTGGGAATTAACAATCAATTAACAGACGAACAACTATCAACTTTAACCAAATTAAAGGACATAGCAGGAATAGACGAACAAACTCAATTAAGCATAGCGGAGAGCTCTACTATTACGGGTAAAACTGCAAAAGAAACAACTCAAGCAGTTTTAGCACAAGTAGTTGGATTACAAAAAGCAACCGGGATAAGTTTAAATCAAAAACAAATTTTAAAAGAAGCCTCTTCGTTGGGCGGTTATTTAGGACTTTCTTTTGCTAAATACCCAGGTCAATTATCAAAAGCTTTAGTAACTGCAAAATCGTTTGGTTTAGAATTAAAACAATTGGATTCAATAGCCGATTCGTTCTTAGATTTTGAATCAAGTATTTCAAACGAGTTTGAAGCACAATTATTGACAGGAAAGGACATTAATTTAACCAAAGCTAGGGAAGCATTTTTAAATAATGATTTGGCCACAGCTGCAGGAGAAATAAGTTCTCAAGTTGGTTCTTCTGCCGATTTCATGAAGATGAATAGAATCCAAGCAGAATCATTGGCAAAAGCCATGGGTATGTCAAGGGATCAATTAGGCGACATGCTTAAAAAACAAGAAATATTAGCCAAAATTGGTGCAAAAGAAACTGATAGTTCTGCGAAACAGTTCGAACTTGCAAAAAAGAAATACGCAACTCAAAAAGAATTTAATGCCGCTTTAGGAGATGAAGCTTTCCAAAATATGCAAAACGCTTCTACACAAGAAAAGATTGCTGCGTACATGGATAAATTAAAAACTTCCATCGTTGATTTTGTTGAAAGATCTCACTTAATTGATAAAATAGAAAACTTTATAAATTATTTATCGAATCCTCAAAATATGCAAGGAGTTTTAAATACAATCAAAGGAGTTATTGCTAGTGCAATAGAGTTCTTTGGTGGAGTAGCTTCTAATGTTGCTTCTTTAATAAGTCATATGCCATTTACTGATACTCAAAAATGGCAAAATATAGCAGATAAAATAGATCAAGGCACAAATATAGCAGCAGAATCAGTTAGAGGAGTTGGAGGAAATACTTCAATGGAAGGTGGTTCATCTATAACAGATAGAACCGCAAGAGCAATGGCAAAATCTGGAATCTCGTATTTACCGGGAAATATTACAAAAGAAGCAAATGCCGTTGCAGCTCAAAATATAAATTTTAAAATAGTACAAAAACAAACTAAACAAGGAACATTAATATATCAAATATTAAATGAAGACGGAAATCAAGTGTTATACGATTGGCAAACAGGTGCATTCGGTTCAACAAATTAAATAATTAAAAATGCCATTAGTAGATTTAAAAACATCTCTAAAAAGTTTAAAGTTTGGGAAAGACACTCGTGGTGGTGGAAGTTCTGCTCAACCGTACGAAAGATTTTCAATCCCGGATGATCATGTTACTCCTCTAATAACTGATTTTTGGCAAAATAATGACACCAATGTAGATTATCCGATTAGAGGCGGTGGATTATATAGTGGTCAGTCTTACACTTTAAGCGGACAAATAGACAAGGACAGAATTAGTAAATTTTTTAAAGATTCTCCTAGGGGCACTGTTTTTATACAAAAACAAATTGGATTGCAAAAATCCAATCCTAAAATGGAAACTGGAACTGCTAATGTGACTCTTTCTAACATACAAACCTTATTGGGTAGTTTGGGTGCAACATTTGGGTTTCCTGCAGGATTAGGATCTACTTATGGCGCAGGAGGAAATAATTTAGTTTACAACGATGGAAGAAATACGCTAGCTCAAGTATTATCATCAGGTACCGGAGTTCATATTCCAAGAGCGGGCGCAACTCCTATAAATTTATCAGTCAAGTATTATACAGACATAGTAGGAAGCCAAATATATACAACAGATGATATAACAAAAGTTAACAGACTCCTCATTTTAAAAAGTTTAAAACTTAGATCTGAAATTAATGCAAATCAAGCTGTTAGATTAACAGACACAAACATGCTAGCTACAGTAGCTAATTTTGGAATATCAACACGAGCAGGAATATTATTTGATTATTTAGGAGGACCTGGATCTACTTATGGGGATGGTTCAACTATAATTAGAAGATCTACAAATAGTTCTGATGGATACGATCTTGTACAAACACGAGACGATTTATTTCCAAACGTGTTTACAATGAAATACGAACAGATTTTATCTGCTCAAAATAATACACCGTTAAATCTTTCTTCAAAAGATAGAAATTCTACTATATTAAATGATTTTAGAAAAGTTACAGGTGCTCCTACAGGAAGTCATATTTGGAAAAAAGAAGGCGGAGTTGATTATAAATTTTATACAAATGGAATAGATAACGTAAATAAATATATTGGAGTAAACGAATTAAGCGATGCGAATCAATTTAATAGGGATAATGATATTATTAAATTTGCTTTTGAATGCATGAGTAATGATAAATTCGGATTTTCAACCCCATTAATATTTAGAGCCTTTTTAAATAAAGGAATTAGTGATTCTAATATGAGTCAATTAAATTCTTTTAAATATATGGGTAGAGGAGAAACTTTTTATACTTATCAAGGATTTGAGAGATCAATATCTTTTGGATTTAAGATAGTAGCATTTTCAAAAGCCGAATTATTTCCTTTATATAATAAATTAAATTACTTAGTTTCGCAAGTATATCCGGACTATTCCGCTAATGGAGTAATGAGAGCTCCATTAGTTAAATTAACCATTGGTGATTACATATATAGAATGCCAGGATTTTTAGGATCTGTGAATTTAAGTATTGATGTAAATGCTCCATGGGATTTAAATGAAGACAGTGATACTGCGCAATTACCTAAAATTATAGATGTTGACATAGAATTTAAACCAATATTTAATGAACTCCCTAGAAGATCTATTACAAATGAAAGAGGTCTTATACGAGGATCTAGTATAATTGGAGATTCTTCTTTTATAAATGTCGGTCAGAATGTTGCTTTCGCTGTTGATTCTACTGAAACTCAAAGTAATAATCAAACAAGCAATATAGACATACCCGGAAAACCTCCTGCAATAGATAACACACAATTTGTGTCTCAACTTATTAATAATATAGTTCCGCAAAATCAGCAAAATGTAAATGTTCCTTTTATTGGATCGATAATTCCTAATAAATAATTATGTTTAATAGATATCAAAATACTTACGCTACAAAAGCTCAATCTACGGGGAGTTTATATTTTGTAAACACAATATATCCCGATATCCCAGTTTCAGATAACGATAATTATGTTATAACAGTAATGGGTGATAGATTAGATATACTTGCTCAAACATATTATCATGACTCAGACTTTTGGTGGGTATTAGCGTCAGCAAATTCCTTAATTGGAGATTCTTTATATCCTCCAATAGGAACGCAATTAAGATTACCATCAGATCTACTATCAATAGTAAACAGTTATAATCAAATAAATTCAGTAAGATAAAATGCCAGGATTAGACAATAAAATATCTAACATAATTGGTGCCGCTTTACCTTCATGGTTAAAGAAACAATTATGGACACGTTATACAGAAAATTCATTACAAAATAGATCGGATGATAATTTAATATATTTGGCTAATAAGACTGCTTGGATAAGAGTAGTATCTTCTGTTAATATAAATGGAAGTGTAACAGCAGCTACGCAAAATCCAAATCTATCTTTACTTGGAGATATTCAATATTTTAGTGATACTTTAGGACTAACTAATATAAGAGAACCACAAGATCTAGCAAAACAATACGTTTTATTTGGTGGAACTTCTAAATATCTAGGAGCTAATAATGAATCTGGTAATTACCAATTAAGATCAGGAATAGATAGTGATGGTGCGTACGCCATGTTAGGAGAAAATGAAGTTAAACAATACGGTTATCGCCCAATGCCAGGAATAACGGGTGCTCAAATAGAAACTCAAGGTAGATTGGGATCTGTTAGAATGGCAACAATAAATTTTAAAGTTTGGGATAAAGTTCAACTAGATATTATAGACACTTTGTATTTTAAGCTAGGTTATACGATGTTGATAGAATGGGCAAATACTGTCTATCCTACAAAAGATGAAAATAGTGAAAACGTACAATATAATTGGTCAGAATTTCTTTCGATAGATCCATTTTTCGCTGGAGCCACTAAAGAATCTATAAACGCTCAGATCGGTATCAATATGAGAAAATCTGAAGGGAATTACGATGGTATGTTGGGAATGGTGACTAATTTTAATTTTACATTTAATCAAGAAGGAGGATACGATTGTTCTATTAAAGTTATAGGATTGGGAAGTTTAGCAGATTCTATAAAAATAAATAATGCTTCTGCTTTAGAAGAAGTCGCAAAGGAACAAATTAAAGGATATGTAAATTTAATAGATAAATTAGACGCAGAAAAAGCTTATCAAGAGGCTTTAGCCAAACAAACTTTAGAAAACAAAGTAAAAGAAATAGAAATTGCGCAAAAAATAGCCGCAGCTACTTCAGGTATAAACGCTCCAAGAGATTTAATTACTTTATTACAAGATAATACTACAATTTCTCAATATTATATAGATTCTTATGGATATGTAAATGATACATTTGTGTATAATTCAGATTCTCCGTATTCGAATGAAGAAACAGTTTATACTGTAATGAAATTAAAAGCTGTAATAGCTTCAGGTCAAGATTATTTAAAAGGCACTAAAATTAAAATTGATATAAATAGAGCTAATTCAATATACCGAAGTTTAGGTTTAAATGGTATTGGATCTACTATTACAGATGCATTTTTTAATGATCCGCCAATAAAAGATTTTACTAATAGTAAAAATAATTACAAAGGTAATAATTTTACTGTATTTTCAACAGGGAACGTAAGATTAAATAGTGAAGGATTAAATTCAGGAACAATTTCAGCCCATACATCAGATATATACTATATTAATAATAATATTACATCTGAACAACTAAAAAAATCTAATTTTTCAAAAAGTCCAAAATTTAATCTTCATTTTGATATAAGAGATAATATATCTTATGGAAATGCAACTCAAAATCCGTTTGATACTAAACTTAATAAAAAAGGTTATAACGAATTAAGTTATTTAAAAATAGGAGGACCTGATGATTTTGTAGATTTTGAAAACGAGACAGTTAAAAATTTGTGGAATGATCCTGGAATAGAACCTATTATATATAAATCATTTGGGATAGATTATAATGGTGGAAATTCCATAGTAGATTTGATTTCTAATGCTATTAACGATTTAAGTAGAGAGTGGAATCTTACTAATATTGTGCCTATTAATTCTGCGGGAATATTACCTATTTTTGAATTGTCAACAGAAATAAAATTTTCATTTCCTGTATTTAATTTAAATAAAATCACAAGCGGAAAAGGATATTCAAACATTTTAATGCTTGATAATGTAGAAGCTAAATTAAAAGTGTATATTAGAATTGATGATGTTGGATTAATATCAGGTTTATCATTTGGATCAGTTAAACCTGTTCAAACTATAGATTTTGAAAAAGCGCAAATACAAGCGGCTAATCAAGATACTATTGATCATACTGTAATTGAGCCACATATACCAGATGAAGCAACTAAAACACAACAAGTTGAGTCAGCTTTAAAAAATCAATCTAATTTAGAATTAGTTTTAAGAGCAATCGAAATGTATTCTCTTAGTAAAAATATATATGAAAACAATCAATCTATAGATAATCCTCAAATGTCTGTATTTGAATTGACTAATGAAGGTAATCTACCTTTTTTAAAGAAAATATTTTCTAATGGAATTTATAGAGAATTTTTTTATGATTTAATTTCTTCTAATGGTATTACAATAGATAATGCTTGGGGAGGTGGAGAAACATATATACAAAATTATAAAAAAAGTCCTGATAATGAAAAAATGCAAGTTCTTGCAAAATACGGATTTGCTAGCGCTATATTAGGAGGAAATGAACAAGGCGTTGCTGCTGGTACTGAGGGAGTGCCTAAAGTTGATTATCAAAAATTATTAGTTTCCTACGTTATTCCTTACACTTTAAATGATTCTTCGGCTGGAGATATTAGAATTGTGTATCCTACGTATATACAATTAGGATTTTTACTTATGATAATAAATGATCTTTGTACTATTTATGAAGCAGGAGAAGACGGTATATCTAAACATCCTAAGCCAATTGTTTATGTAGACTATAATCCTGAAACTAATAGATGTTTGAGTCAACCAGCTCAATTTAGTACTAATCCATTTGATTTCATGATAAAAAATCAATGCCCGGTAGAAAAATATGCAGAGCTTTTTCCATCTTCCATCATAGATAAAAATAAGAATGTTATAATAAAATCTAGCGAAACTGGTTCTACTGATACAAATTTATTTAATGTTTCCAAAGATGATTATTATTCTAATAAAATGCCAAATTTTAGAGATAATAATAATTACAGCGGAAAGCACATGAGGATTTTAGTGAGTATAGAATATATTTTAAACGTTATAAAAGAGTATACAAAAAACGATGGAACTAATAGTGTTTATTTAAAGCCATTTTTAGAAAGGATTTGTAAAGACATGAATAATTATTTGGGCGCAATAAATGTATTCAGAGTCGCCTATTATGATTCGTCTAATACACTGTGTATAGTTGATGACCATGTTCAACCTTTACCAAAAGGTCAAGTACCCATAGATAAAAGTGGTAAAACGGATAATACAACGTATTCAGATGAATTACCATTATATGGACTTACGTCCATAGCAAGATCTATTAGCATTCAGACAGAAGTTAGTAGTAAATTAGGGAGTATGATCGCTATATCAGCTAATTCTAAAAGTGAAGATCAAGCTTCTATGGGTAAAAATGCAGGAAGTTTTGGATTTTATAATACTGCATATAAAGATAGATATATACCTACAAAAACTACTGCTACAGATAAAACACTAGATGATAAAAAAAATAAAATTGATAATAAATTAGATTCTCTAATTTCAGCTGCGACTATGTTTAATAATACTATAAAAAGTATTTATGGAAGTAGAAATCCATCAAAAGATAACATAACGCAAGCTACAAATTTTTATATTGATAGTATAAATAAAGTACAAAACAATAATCCAGCTACTAGAGCATCAGTAATGATTCCAGTATCTGTAACATTCACAACTGATGGAATTTCAGGATTTCATATGGGATCTGCGTTTACCATTCCTGAAAAAATGTTACCATATACTTATTCTACTAGAAAAACTCCTGAAATGAGAGAGGGTAAAAAAGTGGGATTTGCATCTGTAGGCGTAAGTCATACTATTGCGAATAACACTTGGGAAACTTCTATAAAAGGACAAATGATATTTTTAAAAGATCCAAATGAATTTTCTGGAGAAGTATCTCAAATACAATATACTACAAAAAAACTTCCTTCTACAACCACGAATAATATAATACCAGATACATATGTATCAGCTGGTAATAATGGTATTAGAGCATTAGCTACTGTATATGGATATCCTGGAGATACTACTGGTGATCCAAATTCTTTAAAAGCGATAGGAAATAGAAATAATAAACTTATAGAAGGATCCTCGGTAGCTTTAAAAGAATCAACAGCGAAATATTTAAATATACCTTTAGGAGGTAAAGTTAAAGTTACATTTAAAGATAATACTACTGGTATATTTAGTTACGATGATACAATTCCTGAATATGATGCTGGAGTTAGAGTAGATTTTTATCAACCTAAGATAAAAGCAAATGGTAATATACTTACTGGATTTAAATATAATGGAGATAGTATAATCGTAGAAAAAGTATAAATTATGCCCATAAGATATTATCCTACATTTAGAGTTAAAACGAATCAAATTACACGAGGTAAAGAATTTTCCATTAATGGAAAGCCTTATGTTGGGCTTTATTATTCTACTTACGATGGTAAATTTTTTACAGGACCTAATCCTAATTTAGGACCTAATGAAGAGTTAAGTAAAATATCTTCTTATAATAATTCAAATCAAGGATTACAGATTTTACAAAATTCACAAGGAAGTACAAAATTTGTTACTGGATTATCGGCGATTACTGATAACGCAAATAATGTACAAAAAAACATTATTTCATTTTTTCCAAGACCAATTCAAAGCGATTATGATTTGGGTTATATAGATAGATTTTTTGTTAAGCAACAAAATAATAGCGGATATATAACAGAAATATCTAATTTGCAATACACAGAAATAGTTAATGGCGCAGTTGGATATAATGTATCTTTATTACAAACTTTAAATATAAGATGGAAATTAACAGGACCATTAAATTCAAAGAGACTAAGTCAATATGATGTTAGAGCAGGTATAATAGATACGAATAAAAGATTGGTAGAACAAGCTAATCCAAATTTTTTCGGTATAACAGAATTTATAGGTGGAAATTACTCTAAATTCGCTAAACCTACTGAATAGATATATTTCTAACTATCATTATGATAGCTTATATTTGAATTCAATAAAGGTTATATGGCATGTATTTCATAGTAGAAACTATAGAACAATTTCAAAAAATGAGCCCAGTGGACGAATGTTTCGTTCACATAATTACGGGCAATGATAAATTCCACCCGAAATTATCGTATCCAAGTCTATTATATTATAATGATGGCAGTAAAGGATATATATTTCCATTAAAACATTCAGAAGCTTTTTCTCTTGATTTTAAATTAGTAGAAGATTTTTTATCTAAACATAAAATGATTTATCTTATAGATAAAAAATATCATTCTTATTATTTAAATTTAACTAATACAGTAGATATTAATTTTATATATATTGATCAAACAAATAATTATGAAGCATTTGATTGTGAAACTTTATTGCAACATAATTATTATTCAAAATTTTCTAATCTATCTTATATAAATGAGATTATTCCAATTTCAAAGCACTATGAAAAATGTCAATGTCTTTATGATATTGTAAAAATTTATTTCGGCTTAGAAGCTG